TCGCGGTGTCCATACATCGCCAGTTCTAGCAGCCATTTCACGCGCAGAATTTCTATCGCCCGCGTGTACCTTTTCCATATCGATTTCTAATTCTTTCATGCGAACCTTTAGGCTTGCATCGGCTTGTTTAATGCTTGCCATTTGGTCGCTAGTTAATGTGCCGCTTGCAAGCAAATCCTTAACTTGTTCTTTGGTTGCGTCTTTCATGCCCAACGCGTTACCAATAGCATCAACCGCCATGCCCGCCAAAGGGCCGCCCATCGCTGTGGCAATCGTAGGCGCAATAGTTTTTAACCAATCCATAACTGTTCCCTTACTGTTTACTTTTACTTAACATCGTACTGGCAATTTGCAGCATACTTTTTGCCTTATCTAAGTCGGTCGGTTCTTTTGCCCAACCCACGGTAATTTGTCCAACAAAACGCCCTTGTTCGGGCGGTACGCTTATTCGGCATCCAAAGGTTACGCCCTTTTCAATGTACCAAAGCCCAATTTCACTTTGCGCTACGGCGTATTCGCTACATGGCATTTCGTTAGCCATCAATGCTACAACATCGCGGTTATTAGCAGAACTTTGCGTAAACAATCCAACATCTAAACCTTCATGCGTTTTGTCGCGACCATCGCGGGTATAAGCCCTAAACAAAACCCTTGTGCCAAATAAAGGGTTAACTTTAAAGATTGCAATAACGGTCGCATCGGTGTTTTTAAACAAATGCGCTACAACATCTTCAGCACGGTCATCGGCAATCATCGGCAACTTTTTGTTTTCTTTGTATGCCTCAAATAAGAAAGATTGATTTTGCCAAATGAAGTAGCCCGAAAAAGCAAATACCGCCATCAGCAACAAGGCAAACAATTTAAAAGGGCTATCAGCATAAGATAAAACCTTACTCAATATGTCTGATGGTTTTTCTTCGCTCATGCTAACCCAATCATTGACAAAAATTTAGAAACCACCTTATCGGCAAGCGCATCAGGCAAAAATTTCAGGAATCCAACGGCATACCACGCCACACATAACCGAACAAATACCTTGCAAAACAAATCAAATTGTTTTTGGTACTCATTCATCGACCACACTTTGTTTTAGCGCACATATCTTGTATCTCAGCGATACCCCAACCTATTGCGCCAAGAAAAATAACGATGATGACAATGCCAACCGCCCACATCATTTGTTCTTGTTCTTGTTCTTTGCGTTTCTTTTCATCGGCTTTGGCTTGACGCGCTAAATGAGCATCTTCAATGTCCATTTGCTGCTGCCGTTCTTTAATCTTTTGCCACACATCCGCACGGCCGGTAGCCTGAAATAACATCATCAATTCGGCTTCAAAACGCTTCGCTTCATCAAGCGCCATTTCAATTTGAAGTGCTGTACCAAGGTTAGATTTATTACCCGAACGCTTGGCTTCTACCATTGCCTTTGTTGCAACGCTTTTAGCATCGAACATTTTGGCAATCATGGGCGTTAGGCCCGCTAAATCGTTAGCGACCTTACTAGCCTTCTTCACAAGCCCAATCGCTTGCTGTAGCCCTTCTAACGCGGTTATGGGGTCTATCATTTCCGTACAACCTTTTGCCATTCTAGGCAAACAACCTTGCGGTTATAAACATCACCCGACCATGCCCATCGGATACATCGATATTCTGTCTTATCGGAAATTGCCAGTATTAGTATCAGTACGGCTACCATGCCCAAACAACAATGTAGGCGCAATAAATAACTAACAATGTAAGAAGTGTTGCCGCAATAAATGCGATAACAAAATCTTTCATTTCAAGTTTACTAAAGAAGAATAAATTACGCCCGCCATACCAATAAGCATAGCGCCGCAAGCCCTAATCAATAAACTTTCTAAGCGCTTAAGCCGCGCACAAAGCATTTCATAACGCAATGTGCAAACGGCTTCATGGCTATCTAAACGCGATTCAACATCATTGGATGGCATCTTCCGATACTTTCATTTGCTGCTCGGCTTGGCCCTTGATTTTTACCACCAAGTTCCATGCGCCTGTTTTGGTAGGCAAATCGCCCAACACTTGCAGGATTGCGTTTGTTTCTTCAACGGTCAAAGTTAGTGTAATGTCTTGCATTATCGTTTCCTTAAAAAAAGCCCGCCATTAGGGTTGGCGGTTTACCCATATATATTATGGCGCAGGAGTTGCCCAAGGCAAAGGCGGTTGCACAATTGGGGGGTTAATTTGATTGTCAATGTTGGCTTGAATAGCCGCTTCTGTAGCGTCTTTATCAACGCCATTAGCCCAACACCATCCCAACACTTGTTCTTGCGTCAAATCAGCGTATGGCGTGAACTGACCTTCAGCGGGCATAGGGAATGAGCAAGTTGAATAAATGGTTGCGTTATAGGTGTCTTGAACACCATTGCAACGCCATCCCGCAGTAACCACTACATCGGTTAAAGAACCCTCTGTAGGTTTGCAATTCATCCATTCAATAATCCATGTTGTTGTTGCTGACATAATTTACCTTTCAAAAAATTTTTAAATACTCCAAGAAACCACAACTCCAAAAACCTCAACAACAACCTGAACATGGCTATCACCTGAATAGTTAACAATAACATCAAGAGTTGCTGTACCACCTGAACCAACTGTTGAAACTGTAATTGTGGGATATGTTCCCGCGCTATAAATAAGATTTGCTGTTGCAGATGAATTTGTTGTAACCATGTATTGAGCATAGTTATTTCCGGGGCTTCCACCGCGATATTGATATGAAGTTGTAACCCTTACTAATCCACCGCCGCTATATGCACCATTAGGGCTAGAAATTCTGCAAAGTGTTTGTGTACCGCTTGATGCAACATAAGAAGATGCCCATGTTCTTGTATCTGTTCCCGAATATTGCAATGTGTTACCAGCACCTCCGCCAATCATTGAAATACCATTGCTTACAGTCAATACATCTTTAGAAGTTGTAGTTCCAACAAGCAATTGCCCCGATGAATTTATTCTTGCTTTTTCTGAACCACTTCCTACTTTGAAAATAATTGTATTATCTTCGTAAAGACTAATCATTTCATTGCCGTAAGAGCGCAATGATAAAGAAGCACCGCCTACACAAACAATAGATGCGTTTGCAGTATTAGAAGCATTATTAAAATATAAAGTCTTGCCGTTAAAAATTGCAACATCACCTGAACCTGTAATACTTAATCGTTGCGTACCATCAGTACTGAAAACAATAGGGTACGCCCCACTTCTATAAATTGCACCCGCATAAGCCGATGTTCCGTAAAAAGTTCCTGCGCTGTTATCAATGCCAAAATAGAAAGAACCACCTGAGTTCTTCATTTCTAAACCATTGAAATTTGTACCTGTAGTAGAAGTAACATCAACAATACAAGCACTTGCCGCAACGGAAAGATTTTGAGTAGGATTATTTGTGCCAATACCAACATTGCCATTGTTACTGATACGCATTTTTTCATTTGCTAAACCACCACTCCCCGTATAAAAACGATGTGATGCCCCTGCACTAGTGCGAGGGATGTAAATTAAATCACCATTTACTCCGCCAAATGTAGAATCATTGCCCCACAGTACATAAGCATTAACATCATTTGATGGAACGCCTGATGGTGCTAAACCAAAAATAATACCTGTTGCTGATTCATAACCCGCTTTGATGTTGCCAACTACAGTAAGCGCAGTAGATGGTGAACTTGTGCCAATACCTACATTGCCTGTGCTTGAAATACGCATCCGCTCAACAGGGCTACCGCCATCAGATGGAGTAGTAATAAACCGTAAATAACCACTATAGTCGCCAGCGGTTGCGGATGCTTTTGCTCCTTGGATAAAAGCAAACGGGTATGGCGAATACGTGTTTCCACTTTTACCGCCAAAAGTTAATATAGGCCCAACATCAGCGGCGGCTGTTTCTGTTGAAAACAAACCAACGGTTCCAATAGACGAACTAATTGAACTTGTGCCATAAAAAGTAGCCGTTGTGGGTATGCCAAGAGCGGCACCAGAAGAATCGCCAACTGTTAATTTTGCATTTGGCGAACTTGTACCAATACCAAAATTCCCTGCGTTATCTATCCTTGCCTTTTCCGATAGCGTTCCAGTAATGGTGTTGCGGAAAACAATAGCACCGCCTGAATCACTTGATTGGTTATCAATGTAAAGCGTTCTAGTTCCCGCAACAGAATACATCCCCATGCTGTATTGGGAATCAAAATACCAACCAAGTGAAGTAGTTCCCCACTCCATCTTAAAGTTACCGCTTGAATCAAATCTAGCACGTGATGTGTTGTTAGTACCAAAAACAAGAGCGGCAGAAGTTGTATTTGTTAGTTCTAAATTACCAGTAGTGCTATTGCGATAAATTAACTGAGCCTTTACTGAGCCAGCCGCATCACTCAAATTAATAGCAGGTGTGGTGTTGTCGCCAACAGTTAATTTAGATGAAGGCGAACTTGTACCAATACCTAGATTGCCTGAGGAATCGAGGCGCATTAATGCGGCTGTGTCTGCGTTGTTTCTCCACTCCAATGCGGTAGTACCTGCGTACAAGTACGACATTGACGCACCACCCCTTGCAAACATTGGTTGCCCACCAACAAGGTGAATTGTGTTGTCAGCAAAATTTGCTACGCCATTTACATCCAACTTGTAAGCAGGCAAACTTGTACCAATACCCAACCCTGTTGAGGTGAGGCGCATTTGTTCTGCACTGTTTACAATAAATTGAATTGGATGATTGCTTGTTGTTCCAAGATAAAGACCAACACTATAAGAACCAAAATAAGAGGTAATACCAGTGCTTGATTCTGTTGACCTAAAAAATGGCCCAGTTGCACGAGTAAATCCAAATTCAGCCCCATCAAAAGTAAGCGCAGAACCTGTAGTTAATGCGCTTGATGATGAAGCATAAACAACACCATTAGCGGTAAACGATGTAAGCCCTGTGCCACCGCTAGTAGTAGGCAATGCAGTACCCGACAAACCAAACGCCAATGTGCCGCTTGTTGTGATGGGTGAACCGCTGATAGACAAGAACGATGGAACAGTAGCCGCAACGCTAGTTACTGTACCTAATGGGTTTGATGCCCAAGATGTGTCAGTACCATCGGTTGTAAGGTACTTGCCGCTATTTCCTGTTTGGCTAGGTGCTAAAGCATTGAACGCCGCGTTAGCCGTTGTTTGCCCTGTACCGCCTGATGCAATACCAATAGCGGTAGATGCCGTTAAAGTAGTAAATGCACCCGCCCTAGGCGTTGTACCGCCAATAGCCATGTTGTCCATCGTACCCACATTGGTTGGGTTGATTTCAACACCACCGCTTCCTGTAGGTT